CTAGGTGACGGGGACCCAGCGACGATGTATTGCAACCTCGCCGCTAAGTTCGGAATGCTCAAGATGCTTGGCATCTCGAGAGGCTTCGAGATCGTTTAAGTCTCGAAGCTTCAAGAAGCTTTTCATCAGAGCGCCGTATCCCTCCAGTTTATCAGTGCGATAAACTGGTCTTGGAACCCACGCTTTTACTTCAAAGCGATGGAGAAGTCGATTCCATCTTCCGATGGAGCGACGACCAAGGTAGGAAACACGACCAAGCCCATCAGAATCTTGTGAAACATAAGGGAGTTCTCCCAAAATGTTTTCAACACAGTTAAACATGTGTTGAGATGTCCTCCAGAACCCTTTCAAATAGAAAGAATTAGCTGTAGACACCCACGAGATAAGTTGTTGGGCTTGCCGCCTGTTCTCAGGACGAAGACGACGGACGTACGTTGGCGTAACGTCAACGCCGTCATAAGCGTCAAGTCCGCAAGACTCTCGAAACTTTCCAGAGACGAAAGTCTTGTTACGGTTTACCTTACAATTGTACTTTTGTAGGTAAGCGAGAACAGCATCCGCGTACATAGATGGGACGATAATATCGTCACCATATATGTGAACCTGTTCGGTAACCCAAGAAAGGTTTCGACAGGTTACAGGAAGGTTATGCTCTCCGAGCAAAGCCATTACACATAATGTGTAAAAGTACATGGCTTCGATCGGAAAACAAAGAGCACTACCCATAGAAGCAAACTTCAAGATAGGATCTAAGATAGATCCATCTGGGAGTTCGGCCCTCGTTGATCGACATGCGTCAATAGCATCCCGTAAATCGGGATTACTACGAAACATCTCAAGCGCCAGATTCCGAGGAACTCGGTCACTGGCGTCTGAAAGATCTATCGTTGCTAATAGACCATCGACTGACGAGATCATCGCTAAGTTCCTATTGATCGTTTGGTCGGAGAAGTTTATCCGCCCTGACGTCAAAGGATGTGATTCGATGACATTATAAAGCATGTCTCGAATCCCTTGCTGCGTGTATTGCATACAGCACGGCTCAATTGCGATGATTCTGGGACCTTTGAGTGTTTTAGGAACGAGTGTAACCCTAACAGGTTGCTCTTTTTCCTCTGGTATAAGCTTAACAGCCTCAAACATCCGAGGCGAGTCATCAACTACATTGTAGCAATGGCCCGCCATAGGAAAGTAAGGTTCGAGACGCTCATGCCAGGACAGCCAGTCATACTTCCGATTTCCGGAAATACGATCGGCGGTCGCTCCGGGACCGTGTTTAGAAACAGCATCGCTAATACGTAAATCGTATAGCATACTGCCCCATAACACAGAAGATACACGACTAAAATAGTCATGTTCTTCTCTCGGCAGCGAAAACATCTCAAGGGAGTGTTCAATTGTGACAAAGTTCTTAAGCGCTGCTGCTTCCCTAGAACGGGAGCAACTAAGTTCCAACTTTTTAAATGTAAGACATATTTGTCTAACACATTTAATAATAGAGGGAACATCGCTTGCATTACAAGAATTTTGATCATAAATCCTTCCTGTCTCTACGTTAAAGATGCGACTGAGCATCCCTCGTAAAAAATGAGGAATCGCTCGACACTTTCTAAATCTAAGAAAGCGTTTTGAGTCGACATGACCTTGCTCGAGACATTTTTCGAAGTCGCGAGCAAATTCAGGTAGGGTAAGTGTCAGAAATGACAATCCCTCATCTCTAACTCGTGATCGTATTGTTTTTAGATCACGAAAATCAGAGACATCATCGGAGCAGAGTGAAGTCGCATCTAAATAGATGCTCTCCACCAACTTCAGGCAGTCACTTTCGAGGATTTTACCTCGATTGTTGCTTTTCATACCACCCCTTTCGAGGAAGGTATCAAGCTACAATGTGATCCTGTGTCGTTTCCAAAAGAAAACGACTCACTATTCACCCGACTGAGGGAATGAGAGGATTGTTATTTCATCTTCGCATTCGTGTCAGAAACATGGGAGAGTAAGCCAGAGATGGCGCTAGCGAGGCCTATAAGACCTCGTACTCTCTTAGAATCAGGCAACAGTTGAAGCGCTTCTACAGAAATTTTCAAATCTTTCTGTATAGACGCTATCTTCTTATTGCTTGAAGGAGGGTTTGGCGATATATTATTCGCTTTAACCTTTTTCTGTTTTGACATATAGATCTCCTGAAGAATTTGTACCCGTTAGGGTTAAGATTCTTTATTCAGGAGTTTATCCTGAGTCCCGGAAGTTCCAGTCCACGTGTTAAAACCCGTGACCTGGTTCTTTATTTCAGTTGAAGTAAAGCCAAAAGAAGGCCGCTCTTCAACCGTGTACGTAGAAAAAGTCTGGTAGTCGTTGACAGCAGTCAACGGATCTGCCACAACCTTTTTCTGATCAAGACGGGAGACCGTCCTGACATAGTCTTGGTTATTCTTTCGAATACCTTCATGCGAAATTTTGAGGGTCCAAAGACCATCACCAGTCGAATACTGGGACGAAGTCCCAGAAGACGACTGTTTCGCAAAAGACAATGGTACACCGTTAACGGTGATAGTGATTGGTTCGGAAAACGACATTGTAGTTGACCTCTAAAGTTGTAATAGGAGGTTAACCAGCTGCAAAAGTTAAGTTTCCAAGTCTTAACCTTTTGAGATTCAACTGGCAGTATATCCTAGAGCAAATGGGAAATCCCAAGAGCTCCAAGAATAGTTAACTGCTTGCTAGACAAAGCGCTAGGAAGCAAGCCAAAGTTGAAAGGAGTTTCCGCATGACCTCGCTGTTTGGATTCAACAACTCGTGTGAATTCAAAAGCTAATGGGCGGGAAGCCATGTTGATTTCTTGTTGAAGAACCAACTCGCGCTTCCATCTCATCATGAGGTATACGTTTTTGGACAAAACACCATCCATTGCTGCAGCATCCGCGGCTTCAATCATTTTGCCGACGTTTGTGAACCAATCGATGAGCCAAGTCCATGGCGTTATTTTCCAGAGAAGACTAGGTGATATGTCAGTACCGAGAAGCGTCATAAGACGCCGTATTTGATTCATACCTGAATCATAATCGGTCTGCGACATATCAAAGCTAGGCCTGTAGAACGTGTAATCACCAGACGCCCATACTTTTGAGGTTTCCCTCTTAATATATGAATATCTGGCGGTCCACGAAGCTCCAGGCGTACAGAACTGATCGACAAGAAAACCAGCAGGAGATACTTTGTATCCCAAGCCGGAAGAAAT